TCAGAAGAAGATTTTAATTTAGATATTACTATGGGTGAAGAATGGTTACATGGAGACATGAACTTTACACTTGTTTTATATAGAGTTGATAAACAAAGAACAAATAATGATGATGTTTATGGTGAAACTTTAGAGGATGGAATACAGTTTTTAGCTCCCGTAGAGTTCAAAGGATATGTTCAAATAGAACAACCCACAAATGCAGATTATGGTAATTCTAAATTATCACAAACTGAACCTGGAAATTTAAAAGTTGGTGTTTATCAAAAACAACTTGATGAATTAGATATTGAAATTAATTACGGTGATTATATTGGATACTATGAGACAGAAACAAGAGTTAGGTATTATAGTGTTGTAAATGATGGTCGTGTGTTTTCGGATAATAAACATACATATGGTGGATACAAACCATTTTATCGTTCAATTATCGCATCACCTGTTACAGATAATGAATTCAAAGGTATATAATGGCGTTACCAAAACAAATAAAAAAACATTTACCACTTGTACCACAAAAGGTTGGTAAAGAAAGAAGGCAGGAGTTATTGGATCAAATAACTGACGATGGTACTTTTTTACCTAAAGGGGTATTACATGCCGATTTAGATAAAGGAATTTTAGATTTTGCAAAAGAAAGATTAAAACTTGTTGTTGACGGAAAAAAAGTCCCAACAATTGATAAAATTATTACAAATCAAAATTGGGCTCAATTTACAACAACTTGGAACTTTAACGATTTAGATAAAAATATTAAATTACCTTTTGTTACAACAGTTAGAATGCCCGAAGTTAAATACGGAACATTACAAGGTGGATTAGCAAATATTCCTGAAAGAAAACATTTTTATTATTATACTGTCCCAACTTGGGATGGTCAAAGAAAAGGTGCTGACGTTTATAAAATACCACAACCAATTCCTGTTGATATTACATATAATATAAAATTGTTCTGTAATAGAATGCGTGAATTGAATGAGTTTAATAAAATATTCATGCAAACCTTCACATCAAAACAAGCATATATTAATGTTAAAGGTCATTACCTTCCCGTGATGATGGGAGACGTTTCTGATGAATCCTCTAAAGAAATTGAAAAAAGAAAGTATTATATTGCAAATTATAATATCATACTAAAAGGGTTATTAATTGATGAGGAAGAGTTTCAAGTGTCCCCTGCGATAACAAGGGCAGTCACAATGTTTGAAGTGGATACTAAAACAAGAAAAAGAAAAACTAAAATAGAACCACCAAGACCGGATAATTTTGATTTAGATATAACATTTGTTAGTGGTAATACGCAGATCAGTGAACTTTTTAAATACACTGCAGATATAATTGTTGAAAGTACCGATAATCTTTTATCTTACTCGGTCTATATAAATAATAATTATGTTGGTGATGATATTGAAAAAATACAAATAACTAATGGTGATACTTTAAAATTTATTGTAACCAAAAATAACGTGTCAGATTCTGCAACAATAAAGACGGTTGCTTATATTATATAATCACTCTCCGTAAATGTCTTTTTCTTTTTGACATGTTTTTAAGATTATTTTTTCTAAAAACTTGTGAATCTTATACCCATTTTCTTCGCAATATTTTTTTAAAACATCGTGAACGTCTTCAGAAATTTTAATGTTTTTGATTTTCTTCATACCGGAATAAATAGTTTATTAGTATGAAAAAAGGTAGAAATTTTTCATACTACATATTTTTTTATAAAAAAAATCAAAGTTTTTTGCTATTTGGTGAGGTATTTATATATAAAAAATAAATTATAAAAAACAAAAGATTTAAAAATGGCTTCATCTAACAAAGTATTTGTATCTCCGGGAGTTTATACTTCAGAAAGAGATTTAACATTCGTAGCACAAAGTGTCGGTGTAACAACTTTAGGTATTGTTGGGGAGACTTTACAAGGTCCGGCTTTTGAACCAATATTCATCACAAATTTTGATGAGTTCCAAGTTTACTTTGGTTCAACAAGTCCTGAAAAATTTGTAAACACTCAAATACCAAAATACGAAACATCTTATATTGCAAAAGCATATCTTCAACAGTCAAATCAATTATTTGTAACAAGAGTACTTGGTTTGTCAGGATATGATGCTGGACCTTCTTGGTCAATAACAACTATGGGTAATGTTAATCCATCAACAATTGGTGCGACAGGTAATACACCAACAACATTTACATTTACCGGATTAACAGGAGACCCTACATCTATAGTGTTGGGTAATATACCATCAATACTATCTCCAGTAATTGGTGCAACATACACTAATTATGATAACTCAACATCAACAATTTATAGTGATTTTCAATCTTACCTATCAAATGAAATAACATTATTTTCAACCGCTAATCCAGCTTCAGGTACAACCGCACAATTTTGGGGTAGCGTTAGTGGAGGTGTTATCACATATATTACAGGGACATCAACACCAGTTAACACTATAACTGCGGTTACTGAAACATATGGTGTTAGTAGTATTGATGTGGCAAACAACACATTATCTGCATCAACTAATGATGCTTGGTTTTATTCTCAATTTACATATTCACAAAACCCAATAACTGATGTATCATCATATTTTGGTTTTGGTTTTGGTATTAGTTTAGAATCAATTAGTACTGGATCAACTTCAGGAACGTATTCAGGTGTTTGTAATATTATGTTTACACAATATTCTGGTACACCATTTTTAGAATACGATGATTTGGTTGTTGCAACGTTAAGATCAAGAGGTATTTCAACTTACTCATCAACACAGGCAGGCCCTAGATATGAAGTTTCAGCAAAAACAGACGCGATATTAATTACAACAGGTAATTATTCAGGCGTAACAAGAGACCCGTTTGATACGTTTTTAGTTTCGGGGGTTACACAAGACGGAGATAATTTTAGTTTTGAAGCGTCAATGTTAACGACAGACTCAGAATATGTTTCTAAAGTATTTGGTAGAAGTAATTTTGGTAAAGATAGAACTGAAGTTCCTTTATTTGTTGAGGAAGCTTACCCGTCACTTTTAACAACTGGGTATAGAGCAGGTAAAATCAGAGGTCTTTATAGTGATTTTATTGATTTAGGTGGTGTAAGACAAAATGATACAGACTCTATAGCGTTTTATCTTGAGCAATTCCAAACACCAGAAACTCCGTATTTTGTTTCTGAACTAAGAGGTAATAAAGTTTATAAATTATTTAAAGCTAAATTAATTTCTGATGGTAATGCGGCAAACAGGTTGGTTAAAATATCGGTAGCAAACATGTCATTCAATAACTTAACATTTGATTTATTTGTTAGGGATTTCTTTGATACTGATCAAAATGTTAGAGTGATTGAAAGTTTCACTAACTGTTCATTAGACCCAACCCAAAATAACTATGTTGCAAATAAAATTGGTACTGCAAATGGAGAATATCAAGTTAAATCTAAATATATAATGTTAGAAATGAGTGATGAAGCACCAACAGACGCTCTTCCTTGTGGTTTTGACGGATATAATATGAGAGAATATTCAAACGCAACACCACCATTTATGGTATACAAAACAAAATATTTACAACCAGGTGAAGTTATTTATAACCCTCCTTTTGGATCATCTAACGGTGGAGATAATCCAGTTATTTCAAACGGTGAAAATCCAAGAAGAGCATACTTAGGGATTTCTAATATTACAGGAATTGATTATGATTTCTTTGAATATAAAGGAAAACAAGTTCCTGTAAACATTGGTACTGACACTGAAGGAATTGCGTGGGGTTATATGACTAAAGGTTTCCACATGGATAGTGGGGCAACTGTAATCACACAATATAACTCATTAACAACAGGACAAACGGCAGCATTTGAGGTTGGTGTTGGTTCTTTCAATAGTGAACCTACAGACGCAAGTAACCCTTATTATAGATTAAATACTCGTAAATTTACCGTAGTGCCTTATGGTGGATTTGACGGATGGGACATTTATAGAGAGTATAGGACAAATGAAGATACATTTGCTTTAGGTCAATCAGGTTATAAATACGGAGCTGAAGTATCAATTACATACCCAACCGCAACAGGATGGGGAGCGTTTAAACAAATTTCAGGACCTAACCAAGAAACTTGGGCAAATACCGACTACTACGCGTATTTATGGGGACAATCAACATTTGCAAATCCTGAAGCGGTTAATATCAACGTATTTACTACTCCGGGTATTGATTATGTAAATAATCAAAATCTTGTTGAACTTGCAATTGATATGGTTGAGACTGACAGAGCGGATTCAATTTATATTTGTACAACACCTGACTTTGATTTATTTTTACCAACTTACAACGATTTAGAGGAAGGTTTAATTTATCCTCAACAGGCGGTAGATAATTTAGAAGAAACAGGAATTGACTCTAACTATACTGCAACGTACTACCCATGGGTTTTAACTAGAGACAGTGTTAATAATACACAAATTTATTTACCACCAACTGCTGAGGTTACTAAAAATTTAGCTTTAACTGACAACATCGCATTCCCTTGGTTTGCATCGGCAGGTTATACTCGTGGTATAGTAAACGCAATTAAAGCACGTAAGAAGTTAACTCAAGATGATAGAGACACTCTTTATAAAGGAAGATTGAACCCAATTGCAACCTTCTCTGATGTTGGTACAGTAATTTGGGGTAATAAAACTTTACAAATTAGAGAATCTGCACTTGATAGAATCAACGTTAGAAGATTATTACTACAAGCAAGAAAACTAATTTCAGCAGTAGCGGTAAGATTGTTATTTGAACAAAATGACGATAAAGTTAGACAAGACTTCCTTGACTCTGTAAATCCAATTTTGGATTCAATTAGAAGAGATAGAGGTTTAATTGACTTTAGAGTTACAGTTTCTAATACTCCTGAAGATTTAGATTCAAATACTTTAACAGGTAAAATCTTCTTGAAACCAACTAGGGCGTTAGAATACATTGACATTGAGTTTGTTATAACACCAACGGGAGCATCTTTTGATGACGTTTAATAAAAAATAAAATGAGTGGGGAGTAGAAATATTCCCCATTATATATTTATAAATAAAAAATCATGAAAATACAAAAAAAATTAATCAAAGAAAGTTTGAATTTAGAAAGTGACTCAAAAAAGACTTTTTCTGAAAAAAAACAAAACATAATTATTACAGAAAAACAACTTGACTACATTTTGACAAAACTTAAAAAAATATGAATGTAAGAAAACACATATATAATCAAGTTATTAAAAAAAGACTTAATGAGGGGTTAATTGGTGATGAAGATAACGACACACTTAGACCTGATTTAAAATATTATGCTTTTGACTGGGATGATAATATTATGTTTATGCCAACAAAAATTATGGTATTATCT